ACATATTATTTAATTATTACTTGATAAATAAAAGCTAATAATACAGTAGTTAATATAGTCCCTACCATCCCATAAACAATTTTTTGAACAAGTCTAAACTCTGCTTTTGATGCAAATTTTTCATCTAAATGTTCTTTAAATGATTTAAAATCTGTCTTAAAATCATTCTTAAATTCCTTAAAGTCATTCTTAATTTCACTCACATCTTTTTGAATATTAGTCATATTATTCTCTAAATCATTTATTTTTAAGTCGTTATTATCAGTCATCTATTCCACCTTAATTGGTACTTCTGGAAAACTACAAGTGGCTTCGTCTAGTAATGAAGTCTTAGAGGAAATACCTCCTAGTCCATCATTATAGTCATCTCTAGCACTATTAAATCTGCTTAATATCTTTGTAATATCAGATTGGGAATCATTCATAGTGTCAATCTCATTTCCCATATTAATAACATCCGTTGAAGTAGCAGCTGGAACTAAATATTCCTTTTCAATAATCTTTATAGTCTCATCATCTGCTGGAGTAGTATCAGTATAAGTAGCAGCGATTACTACTCCTGTACAAACCAGGGTTGTGATTAAAATAGTTAATAATGTTTTTTTCATATTAGTTTTTTTAATTATTAAGTCGCAGTCCAAAGTTTTATAAATGAACCTTGTTCTACATTAATTGGAGTTGATGTAGAATTTATTTTTTCTGCTGATAAGGTGGCTCCGTCAATTATATACAATGCACCATCACCTCTATTTAATAAATGTATCTCTCCTATAACATAGGTATCTGATGTTACATAGCAAGAATCTTTTGAATCTATATACCAGTCGCCCGTTACTGGAGCAGTACAGGTATTACCTGCACTATGAACTACTACCAATTTAGGGTCTTTGGTCGTTCCAGCTTCTTCGGAAAAATAACAATTAAATTGAGACTGTTTGCTAGAAATATGAACTGGAGCTGAATTAGCAACATCATGGTTTGCATTTCTAGTCCCCATGTTAGCTATACCATCATCAGCTAATTCAGATTCTAAATAAGTAATTCCAGCAGCATTTAAAACAAAGTCATTATAATCAGTAGTATCATAGTTAGCATAAGTAATGGCTGTGCTATAAGCTGTTATTCCAAAAGCGTCATAATCGTCAGTTGACATGGAGGTGTTACTGACAGGCGCAACAGAATAAACATTTACATCCGGTGTTGCGTCAAGATCATCTTTTTTATAATCTCCATAAAGTGATAAGGTGGCAGAATCAATTGTATCATCTCCAATACTTGATATATCAAATCCGAATAAACTTCTACCTATTGTTCTCCAATTTGGAGAATTAGAATCAGACAACATCCACATAAATGAGAATGGATTTTCCTCTCCACCTGTTCCGCTCCCAGTTACATTATTCCTTAAAGTAGCCCAAGCTACACCTGAACCAGACCCATACTGATAAACCACCCATCCATCTTGCGATGATGATTGATCTGCGTCTGGATAAAAAGTTGAAGTAGTATCGGTATATACTGGATATGTTGCACTATCAAGGAACGATTTTGGTATTATTTTTATTAATTTATATTTGTTTAAATACAGATTTTGATACTCTATATTAATTAATTGGTATTGTCTCTGGTCTCTTACCCCGCTATCCCAGATATAAAAATCCTGAAAACTGATTCCTCTTCTGCCAGTAGCTGTGGTGGGTTTATGAGACAGTTTTCCTGTCGTAGTTAAAATCCCACTTTCACTCCATTCAATTCCGTCTTCTTTAACTATGCTGTTATCAGAATATGTTATTTCAAATTCATATCTTAAATCGCTAGTTAATCTAGTTGGCTTACTATTAAATCGTATTATTTTCCTAAGCCGTGGAGACTCCCCATGGTGTACCCAATAAATTAAATCAGCGGATGGTCTTGAAAATGCATTCCTATATATTACATAATTAGTTTCTCCAAATCCCAAATCTCCAATTTCTAATTGCCCCCCAATTCTTCTTGCATTTAATGCTTTTATTGTTTGGATGAAATCATTATCTGTAATTTCTGTCTTATCAAATATATCCCATCTATTATTATTAATGAATTTGGCTTCGCCATTGGCATACTTCGGAACTTGTACTATAAATGGTGCGTCCTCAACTGTAAAAAATTCAGAGGTCTCTACAAAATCAGTATTAATTGATTGCCATGTTCCGTCATCTTCTAAATAATTAACCCATCCAACTGCCAATACTGTTGCCTCATCTCCATTGGGCTGAATATATTTATTAGAGTTCCATGTTCTTTCAGTTTGAATTTCAGAACCTAGGCTAGCTCCTAATAATCCATCATACTTACCACTATATAAAGTCCTTACTTCATCGTCTGTGCATCCGGATAGTCCTATGCAGAATATTATCAAACCTATACAAATTGTAATTTTTTTTTTAATCATATAGTCTAAAAAAATTCTAAAGTAGTAGTGGTTTGACCAGGGATTATCCTCAATCCACCATCTACATCCCCTATTACAAAAGTTTCAGTAGAGGTAGCTCTGCCATTCCATACTACACTGGCGGCCGTAGTTGTTGGAGTAATTGTATTGGCCTCAAATCCTGGGGTGGTGGTCGCTTCCCAAGATGCCCCATAATCTGTTCCACTTGGCCAAGTAGCAATACAATCATCTCCTGTTAAGCAGAATTGTAGGGCTTCTATATTATTTGATCCGATAATGTCGTCTGGAAAGGTTGTAGTCGCATTAGCAGTATTCAAATCTATTGTCATGTCGCCATCACCAGCAACTGTAAAAGAAGCTACGCTATCCCAATCATAACTTAACCTCAACTGTTCTGAAGTATCTTCAACTTGAAGTATAACATCAGGCGTGGATGTTCCAATACCGATATTGCCATTAGCTGTTATAAAGAAATGGTCATTGCCTCCTGCTCTAAATATCATCGAGTCAGCAGTATGCAAATATCTAATTTGACCTATTCTGCTGTCTCCTCCAGTTGTTACAGCATCTCCGAAAAAAAGATTAGACTGGGTATTGCCAAGGATTGTCATACCCTTATTCGACAGTGAATCTCCAATCACAAGGTCGTCTGCGTCAGTTGATACATTTAAACTTTTAACACTAAAACCTGCCCTGCCATCCCCTTGTACTATAAAATCTTGATTGCCAGCAGAATCTACGGTTACTATGGATGGTATTACACCATCTCCTTCTACTGCTAAAGTAGCGTAAGGTGAGGTAGTAGCTACACCTACCCTGCCTTGCCCTGTTACAGTTAATCCTTCTGCCATTGTCCCTTCTGTAAGTTGTGTTTTATTTGATGAGGCGGCTATGGTTAATAAACTAAAACTTCCAGTCGGGTCATTGGTTACTTGTATCCGAGAAGTATAAAAATTAGTTCCTCCATCCCATTTACCCTGTTCAAAGATAGGGACAGCTGACTTGTCATACAACATATTTCTACCACCCCAGATAGCATTTGATTGGCCAACTATATCCAAGACCGCTAGCGGAGTAGTAGTACCTATGCCTATATTACCATTATCAGCAATAGTCAAAGCATCCCCAGCCACTTCTCCATGAAGACTTACATACCCGAAATTACTAGCTTCATTGTATCCAAGAACTACCCCATCATTAGTCGCCAATCCAACTCCAACTGATATAAAGACCGCGTCATCAGGATCTGCGTTAACATTTAAAAAGTCAGCTATCCTAACTTCTCCGTCAGTATCCACTTCCACTTGTAATTGCGTAGTAGGTGTTTGCGTCCCAATGCCGACATTTCCATCTTTGACATATAAAGTAGCGTCAGCAGAAAAGTGAGCAGTAGTCGTTGCGCTTGTTACTGTTAAATCTCCGTTAGAGCCTAAGATGGCATCATCAATCCATTCAGTAAGTTCTGTATGTTCAACTGTATTTAAGTGAAAATACTGGTCTGCAGTTCCACCTTGCAACCCAGATAATTCATTATGAACTGATGCTCCGCTAGATGTGAACTGGGTATCATAGGCTGATTGCACATCATTAAAATTAGTCTCATCTTTTTGGATAAGTATTTTAGCTGCTAAAAATCCTAAATCTGCCACATGATCTGGCAAAGAAGATGGAGGTTGAGCCGCTTCTGCTTGCAACAAAGTATAATCTCCCTGTCCCATAACTACCATAATTATACCGTCTGTATCACCATCAATGTAAACCCAGTGAACACCCCATCTATTAGGTGTAAGCTCAACTGAACCTTCTGTTATATCATTATAATAAATATTAGTAACTGTACTAGAGGCAAACTCTTCCCAAGCTGACCCTGTATAAATATAAGATTCATAAGTATCAGCGCCTGAAGTGTCTTGTGGATCAGTAGTTATTCTAGTTAATCCAGCCCAAAGTACACCAGCAGTAGATTCTAAATTACGAGTTCCAGATTCGCTAATAACTGCTCCTGAAGCCCTAACAACTTCTCCAAACACTTGAGTAACATATCCTAAAGTATTTTTAGGCACTTCAGCAATATTCATTCCAGCTGGAACCATGTGTAATGTATTTCCTTCTCTAAAAACTTTTCCTAACAATATTCCATTTCTATTATTAACTGTTGATTTATCTATGGTAGCGTGAATTGAAGGATCACCTCCATTGTAATCTACATGGATATAACTTGTTGATCCATCCACTAATTCTAAAGTAGTTGTGGCCGTCCAGTCCATCCACATAGCAGAGCTAGTAGCTGTTGTACCTATTTTGATTATGCCCCTGCCCGCTGCTACTGTCATTTCACCATCTCCGTTACTTGAAAATTCTCCACCATCTATCTTGCCAGCTGATTGGGTGGTGTCGAACCAGTCCTGTAAAGAAGAGTAGGTTGTATCATTTATGGTTGCGAGGTTATCTAATTCGCCGGCTATATAGAATGAACCAGTAGTTGAGGCACTGCCTTGGAAATCGCCATCACCTATAAAAGTAAAATCTCCATCAATCGTACTAGAAGCATTAACAAATATCCCCGCTGAAGTATTAGTTGGGGTTAAAACATTTATTGGTGATTCTTGCCAGTTAGAAGAAAAAGAAGCCGATCCACTACAAGCTGATCCAGTCGAAGTTAATAAACCATCAGCATCATATTGCGCACATCCTGATCCTTCGTCTATCATGGCGAACGAACCTTTTAATTCCAAGGTAGCATTAGTAGTAGTAGAAGTTGTGCCATCACCTACTATAAGTGTTTGCAAAGTTGAGGTTAATGATCTTATCAATTTTTTATTTCTTTCATTCACCCATTCTCTTGTAGTACTTCTGGCTCCTAATATCTCATCCCCTTCCAACATTTCTTCATCTAATATAAGTCTAACAGGAATCTCAAGAGCCTTGACTGTACCTATCACAGTCATTAATGCTATGGATATTATCCCTAATGTTAGCCAAAAACTCCTCATATTTATTGATTCATTAATTTCATTGCCTCTGCAATATTTTTAACATTTACTTTGTCTATACTCTTTTGTAACACTTTCGCATTTTGGTTCACAACCACTAGCAGAGCCTTAATCCTTTTCTTATCTTCTTTATTTAAGGCTTCTATCATCTTCTCTGTCATCTGCATGTTGCTAGCAAGTTGTCCCAGTTCATGTTGCAGATTAGCCGTTAGATTTAAAATATTATGCTGGTCAAGCGAGGCTAATTTTTTATTCATCTCGCTAATACTATTGGTCAGTATCCCGAACTGGTCTATCGAGCTTAGCAGATTATCAAGTTTACTATTAACTGCTATATTCTCTTGATTACTATTTTTGATATTTCTATCTAAATCCTTTATAGCTCCCATTACTTTTTTATTGGTGTTGCTATGCATACCAGTTAGGCCAGTCAACTTATCAGTTATCATTGATTTTAATTCTCTTGTATTTATTTTAGGTTCCGGAATTTCTAAGTCAGTCATCACCTTATCATTCTCAAAATTAAAATCAGACCGACTAGCCAATATTTTAGCTGCGGTCATATTATCACTTATAACTTTCTTCCAAACTTCCTCAGATACTTTTTTAGAGATATTATCAATATCTTTAGAACTAACTCCAGCTCCCCCTCCACCGCCTGCCATAATAGGATTACTATTAGGTATTCTCCTAACTTTCAATACTTCACTCTCACCTGATATGCTTTCAGACTTTGGTGTACCAGCCGTTCTGTCAGCAGCTGATTCATAAATATCATAAACTATTTCAAATTCACCCTCGTTAGCTGGTGTATGATCTCCCTCATAAACATAACCAATAGTAGTATTGGCATCTAGATCTATTGTATCTACTACATCACCATCAACATCAAGAACTCTGGCTTGTGGAAATAACCCAGTTGTCTGATATGGATCTGTCCATCTAATTGATTGTAATACTCCTGCCTCCCCCCATCTAAAATTAGACATAAATTAAATAATTAATTTCCATATCCCAGCCCCTATAAAGGGACTAGGGATGAAAACCATTGAGGTTATCTAGTGTGGCAGTTCGCATATACAGCACCGACCATAGAAGAATAGCAAGTAGAAGATGCACTGTCTCCAACCCCACCAATAGTAGGATTGTCAAATGCACCTAAAAGATATTCGTCAGTCTTCCATAACCAACTATCTTGGGTATTAGTACCAGTATTGTCTGTATCATTCCATAAAGCTGTAGTAGTCGTAGGCAAAGTAGAAGAAGCAATTATAGCACCTCCACTCGCTGACCATGCGGTAGCAGAAGTAGATGTTCCTACATTAAATTGCATTCCGCAAGAATTCCCTGACGAATTAGTATTTACTTCCAATTCAAGTCCTTGGCAAATTCTATCTTCACCAGTATTTTGAATTGCGAATAATCCACCAGGAGTAGTAGTCGCACCAGCTGTTACAGTCAAAGATGCACTTGATTCACTCCCGTAAGTTATTATTCCTAAGGTAGCAATTTCATCAACGACTAAGTCATTGGTAATATGCACATCAGTAAAAGTAGTTGGAGAAGCAATATAAGCACCTAATTGCCCAATAGCGTCAGACACTACTGGGGCAGGAGCTTCAATATAGTCTCCTTCCACAACAACTTTCGGAGCTTCTTGCCCGAGGTAAGCCTTAATATTGCCGATATTAGTACCGACAATAGCTATAGCCATGATAACCACCAATGCAATTATATTTCGTTTGTTCATATTTACTTTTCTTTAGTTTTTACAGATGGTTTCTTGATGGTTTCCTTGGCCTTTTCGACTTTTACCTCTTCAGTGGCCTTTTCTTCCACCTTTTTAACATTGGGCTTTTTCTCAGATTCCACTAATTCTTCATATCTTTTATTTTCTTTCTTTTCTTCCTTTTCAGCTTTCTTCTCTTTAGCCTTTGCATTAATCTTTTTCTTTTCTTCAGACCTCTTTGCCTCTTCTTCAGCTTCCTCTGCTTTTTTCTTAGCAATTTCAGCATCCAGTTTCTTCTTAGCTTCCTCTTCTTTTCGCTTCGCCATAACTTGAGCCTTGTATTCCTCTTCGGTAGCAGGTGCTACTTCTAGGCAATGCATCATGTTATATAGCTTTCTAGCATCCTTTTCTTCTACAACCACATACTTCTGATGAGCAATAGTTACCGTATTACCACTAATAGATAAATTAACCTCTTTGACTTCTGGATTATAAACTTTTGCATAGTCCATAAAAATTCAAATTAGTTAATAATTAGCTAGTATAGCTTTGACCATCGCCCTTAGTTGCCCATGTACCTCTCCAATCGGAGTGTCCAGCAGCCATTCTAAAGTCGATCGAGAAGACCCTATTCTGGGTTTTACTGTCAATTGAGGTATTAAATTCTGGCTCTTGACGAAGATACACTTTCAATTTAGAGAAAGCATTATCCACTAGATACCAAGCAGTAGCTGAACCGCCATTGGTTGAGTTCAACCATCTGGAAGTTACAACATCAATGCGCCCTTCATAGAAGTTCACATCGTTGTTAGCTGTAGTTGGTCTAAGCGGAGTATTCGCAAATATTACTGCGTCTTTTTCCAAATCATCAGGTACGACCAATGTTGCTTTCCCCATAAACTCCATTGGCAAACCTCTATCAGTCAACTGTTTGACCAAAGCCAAACGACCTGTTTCAAGGTTTAATTCTGTCAAAGTGATACCTGTACCAGAGGCATTACTTTGGGCTGTACCCCCATCTTTTCTAGGATGAGAGACTGAGAACAACGCTTTCGTATCATTCATACGATACAGCGTATAGTTGTTATTCGTAACAGCAGTCGTAAAACCACCATTAAGAATATTCATTGAGTACTTAGCTTTGGTCATTCTAGCTGTAATAGCAGCTAAACGAAAACTGTCCAACTCTTTTTGATAATCAGTATCTCTAAGCCTATTTTTAGTAACCTCAATAGTCTTCGTTAAATCTTTGATTGTATAGACTGTTTCATAAGTTACTAAATTAGAGTCCTGATCATAAGCATCGCCTTCATTCGTTTCATTATACAAACCAAGACCAGCTGTCCCAATATCTCTAATGATAGAATCATTTGTGCTAATCACATTCATAACTCTACCGACTGGTTCCATACTATCGTATAGTTCCAATGATTGATCAAACACATCAGCAAACTTAGCAATCGCTCCTCTTTGGGCTAAATCACCAAATACTGCTCGTGTTTCGACTAATTGTTGCATACATTTATAGTATTAATTGATAATTAGCTTATTAAGAGTAAGCGGCTCCTGCACTTAATTCTGATTCCAGAATAGAGACTAAAAGTCTAGTACTATCTGCGGGGTCAGTTCCCCATCCGTACAATTGCGCTTGACCATTTCTAACAGATGAAGTTTCGTCAATAGTAGATTCACTATCTACATTAAATGCAGCTCCAACTTTTTCAGATGAGTTAGTAGTACCAATAGTACCAGTAACATCACCAGAATAGATTGATTCTTGCGAAACATCTACTTGAACAGAAATTTTATCAACTGTTTCATTGTCAGAAGCAACGGTTACAACACCACTAGCAATTGTAGCTGAACCTTGGGTAGCCTTGGTTGTCAATTGAGGAGTAAGTGAATTACCATACTTATCAACAACGGAATGAACTACACCAAAAATGGCTACACCTGCAGATAGTTTTTCAGCATTACCAGCATTAAAAACTTTGACCATATCACCTATTGCGATATCATCATCATTGTCAATTATAACAGTCTTCAAAACTGGAGCTGAATTTCCACGCAATGTTTTAGCATAACTAAAAGACATAATCGTGCGTATTAACTATTAAATGTCATAGCCCTTTTCACGCAACACTTTTATCCTATCGGGATTAATTCCACTAGCATTTGCTATGGATTTATCCTCGTCAGTAGTTGTGTTAGGTTGGGCTAAAGGTTTACGAATAGTTCTCGTAGAACCTATATCAGCCGGAACCCCAACTTCTTGAGTATCGTCTACTTCGGGTTGTTGTTGTTTTGACTTAAAGTCAATAAATTCCAACCCGTCTTTGACCATCTCATGGATAGACTTGCGAGCAATATACTTATTCTTATTCATTGATTCTTTGAGCAAAGAGCTTTCAGAAGCCTTTATATGCTTCTGAAACGACTCAAACTGTTCATCATCGAGGCTTTTAATCCTCTCATCATAATCAGCTAAAGCGTCAGCTCTTTTAGATTTGTAATCGGTTTTAATGTTATCAGCGTCATCGCCAACATCATCGCCATCATTATAAATATCATTCACAGAAGTATCATCTCCTATGTCTGATAATGATTTCATCCGATTACTATCCTTCAATCTCTTTAAATCTTCTTGAGCAATCTTTTTATCCATCTCTGCTTGCTTTGCTTGCTCTTCAAGTTCTATCTCTCGTTGAGTTTTCTCTGGCTGTTCTTCTTTGCCTGTGTCTGTTTCAGGGTTAGGATTCGACTTGTCTTCCTCCTTAACAGGTTGTACAGGCTCAGGTTTTTTATCGTCAGCAGGAACTTGCTCTGACTTCTCAACCTTGGGTTGAGTATTAGATTCCTCTTTTTTGTCCTCGTTTGTCATATAGTTCTTATTAGAGTCTTTATAAGTGAGACCAAACTTCACCAAGACCTATAAACACAAACAGGAGCGTCATTTAAGACGCTCCTATCTGGAACATTTAGCCCACGGGGAGTGAGACTTAATGAACCAGATAGGAACACCCTATCTGACTCCCCGTGTGTTTATATTAATTTGTAAAATGTACTACCTAGTAAAACTGGTATGCTTATTAGAAAATCTATACTTTTGATAGAAATTATCCTTGTATTCTATCCACTCCTTATCCTCACCTTGCACTACTTCTAACAACCAATTCCTTGTCTTTATACCTTCTTGAATATGTTCTTCATTGCCATAAGTCTTATATAGATGTTCTGCATGCTCTTCATTTAAATCTTTCTTCTCTTTGTTGAATTGAGCTGATCCTTTACCAAATGCTTTAACTTGCCCTGGCTTGATAGATACCTCATATTTTTCAGACTTATCTTTTTCGTTAAAACCTCGAGCTTTAAGATTATCTATTCTTCCAAATTCATCAGTTGGCAAATCTATCCATTCTTTAGTATTCGTAATTGGATGTTCTGTCATCTGAGTTTCTAGCGTTGATCCTCCTCCATGTTCAACATCTGAACAATTCTTTAAATAAATCATTTATTTTGTTTTTTAATTTGTTTAATCTTGTCAGACGCAGTCTCCATTATCATCAATTGTCTTTGCGTCCTTACAATCATTCCTTTGCGAAGAAGCCGACCATTTATATCATCCTCTTTGATTTTATAATAATAATTCTTATCAAAATTAATAGTAGCTTTGAATAAATCCTTAGCTCTATCAACCTTGTTTATCTCATTATATATCAACAATTCTTCTAGCCCATCAATCTCTTCTTGCTTAGTTGGTATCAGATAATCTATTAACTTCTCAATTATATAAAACTTTATTTTCTTTATCATATTAATTCTTTAAGGCTCTTGTCTCCCTCTAACGCTCTAACTGCATCTTGTGGAGTCTCTTGCCCTCCTGCTCCTTGTTGTCCTCCAAGTATCTGTTCTATACCCATCTCCCCACCCCCTTCAACTGAAGCCTCTTGCTGTGGAGCTTTTATCCTCTTGATGTCTTTATCTCTAAACTTCATTACCAAGTCTTGGAACATAGCTTCTTTGTTGGCTAGATCAGGATAAAGAGCAAACACCATCTTCTGGAATTGTACTTCTTTGTTAATTGCTTCAGATTCTAAAGTGGCAAGACTAGACTTAGGGGTGATAACTATATTAGCTTTTGTATCTCTAAGAAACGCATTAGTAATTTGTATCTTAGATATATTGCCTGGTGTCTCTTTGGCTTCTTGCTCTACTTCATTTTGATTCACCTTATTAACAAACGAAATTTCTTGTGTACCAATCGTACCATCAGACAATAATTCATCTCTTAACTCTATCACTTTAAACCTACCTCTCTTATCTTTTTTATTCGATGGCAATGTATAGAACTGATACATATTATACAGTCGTAAGTTATACTTATCTCTTTGGCCAAATTCCATTAATTTGACGAATAGTGAAACTAACTGCAATGCTCCCTCTCTTTCGATTGATACTTCAGTAGCAGTCTTAGCTTTACCAGCTGACGCTCCTAGCTGTTCAGGGTCAATAGATGATTGATTTATCCTGGCTTGTAATATCTGAAGCATATTGTATGAACCAGTGCCAGGTTCACCAAGATCAAGTCTAGTAGCCTTTCCTCCTTCTTCGTCCATTTCTATTACATTGTCAGGCTCTAGGTATGTTTCAGTTAAAGATGTATGAGTACCTTGAATTACTATTGGAGCTTTCAATGCCATATACAACCTATCAAGGATATTGTTAAACAACTTATCTTCTGTGTCTATATCACTTATCATCTTATCTGCAATAGATTTACCAAGAATAAACTTAGAGTCTAGTATCTCGAACTTGGCTAACCAAAATGGTAACCGCTTGTGATTCCAAGGCAAAGGGGATACTACATCATCTTTCATTGGATTAATCCAAATGCCATTAGCTATCATTATATATTCATCAGTTTTTTGATTAAAATATCTAATAATCTCTATCTCATCCTCTTTGATATCTTCTGACCTCTGATAGAATATTGTCTTCTCTTCATTGATAGTTAGGGTTAAATTACCAGGGATAACAAGATCAGCATCAGTGTAACTTCCAAACTCACTTTTAAAATTATCCTCTTTTAAGATTGTTCTCCATGCTATATCATCCATGTCCTGTACATCATTCACAAACCAATCACCAAAGTAGATATCTTCTACTGGCACAATCTCACCATAAACATCATTCCATTTATCTATCTCTTCTTCTTTAGACTTTATTTCTCCTGTCTCTGGATCTTCATCAATTACTATTCTTTGTATTCTTCTATCTCGCTTCCAACCTTCAAAGCCTATAACTGTACCCTTAGCCATTGCCTCATACATCTCAAGAATAAACTGTCTGTCTTCTCTGCCTTTAATAAGAGAATCTTTTAAAATAGCATTAGATACTTGCTCTTTTTTTCTATTAACCAAATTAACTCCGCCTTCTATCTGGGTAGTCGGCATCATGTAATTAGCGGCTAATTTAGATAATATACCAATTAGTTTATTCCTAGGAGTAGGACTAGCAAGGTTAGACTGCCACCATTTCTTCCATGCTGGCTTCTCTCTAAATTGAGATACTCTCATAACTGAATCTTCAAAGTATTCTAATGGGGTACGATTACGGATAAATTCAAACTTCTGACTTCTTAATGTTCTTAAATCATAAAACCTAGCAATGGTCTTGCTTGCTATGTCTCGTCTTTCATCAGATTGCATTCGTTCCTGCACCTCATTAGCTGACTCATTGTATTCTTCTATTTTTGGCATAATGTTATTTTAAATTTGAAAACACTCCATAATGATCACCTACTATATCTGAATCCACATAGACCCTGAACCCTGCTTTTCTTATAGCCTCACAGAACTGCCAATCACCGTCTTGCTCTCCATTTTGTGGTCTGAAGTACGGGTACTCTAGTTTCTCGAATACTTCTCTTTTAATAACACTCATACCCATACAGAATATATCCACTTCATTCAATCCATCTTGCAATATACCAGGAGTTTTACCGCTTGCGTCCTTAATGCATATCATCCTTTGCATATCATCCTTTGCATAATACAACCCACTAATAGCGTCCTTATCCTGTATTATGAGCTTCTTAATAGCATCAGGCGGAGGTACTACATCCCAGTCAACAAAGACTAGATGGGTGGCGTCAGTCTCCTTAATGGCTGTACTTGCCAACTTATTTCTCTGATTAGCCGTTGAATCGCTAGTACCAGTAGTTGAGGCTTCAGGTGCTAAGTAATATTTAAATGATCTATTCAACGCTTCACCTACTAACCACTTATGATGTCCTGTGTATATCCAAGGCATTCCACATATTTCTAAGTATATTGGTTTTATTACTTGCATATTTTGATTTTAACCTACTAATTGAACCGTTAGTATAAATCCAGTTACCATATTTATGATCACACCAACTAACCCATAATCCTCTTGCTGATAAATCAACAAAGAAAACTTTGCCTAGTTTAATCTTAACCCCCCAATATCCAAAACTATTCTTTTCAAATGTCAAAAACTTTAAATCTATAAACATATAGTTATCTTGATATTTCTTGCACGCTTACCCATTTAGCCCAAAGACTACCAGCACCATCAAGAGTTTTACAGGATACTTTTGCGTACTTTGACCCTTCTACAAAATCAAACACAATAGTAGTGGTTGCTTCATTAAGAGTATCAATTGCGTATAAATATTCTTTTGGCCAATTATCAATTGTAGTTGTAGGGATACTATAATTCTGCGCTCCCTCTTCATACCAATATGTTCTATCTTCATCCCAAGCATACTCTACCTTGCAAACTAAGGTTGAATCGATAGATGTGCCTCTATAGCCTACAAAAGCTGTTGCACTTTTAAGTCCTTCAATCCTTTGAGGAGTTGATGAGGCTGTACCTCCACCAGTGTATCCACCAGCCATAGTCTGATAAGAATCAGCACTACCAAGCAAGTCAATTCCTGCTTGAGGTCTAAAGGCTGAACCAATACCTTTATTATTATTTAGTTCATAAGTTAATAACCCAGCTAAAGCTACGACTATAATAACTATTGGGATAACAATCACTTTATGTTTCATAGTGTTCTTATTAATTAATATCTATGCTCCAGACATCCCAGTCTCAAAGACTGGTCTGACTGACTGCGAAACCTTACGGTCTCTTTTATCTTTTAGTTCCTCAATATAGGTCTCTGCCTTTTGAGGACTTTTAATGTAGTTGGCAAAGTATTTAAACTGATCACAACAATGTGAGTTTATATCGTGTACTGGCTCCTGTTTAAACTCTTGTGTCTTTTCATCGTATTTGTAGTGGTAAGCCGTTATTCTGTCTAATGCTATCCCCATAGAGCCACTAGAGTCCATCCAGAGACTCTTAAATATCCTCTTAGCCTCTGATATAGCCTCTAGCTTGCCTATTCGTCTTACAAAGACATTATCAAATCCATTCTCTCTTAATATACTCTTCAACGATTTATTAAGCTTAGAAGACCTAGCATCTGCTTCATTCGGATCAGGTATCACTATCATATCTTTCCAGCCTGGCACATAGTTGGATTTACCTGGTTCCATATCATCATGTATCATATTCCAAGGTCTCTCAATCGCTTTCACCCATTCTATGTAATGATAGATGTCTTCATTTTGATTCTCATAATAATCAAACCATCTTATCTCTTCTGAATAACCTAACACCTGATAGAAACCATTAGCCCATGTATCACCTATGCCTGGGTCAAACGCCCAATAGACTGGATGACCCTTGAGGTGATCTATTTTTGTTATTCTTCTCTCTATTCTCATCTGTGCCACTTCCTCATGGAATACTGATGAGAGGGCTGTACCCGAGTATGAGATGTCTAACTCTTGAGCTATAACATCTGGGTTATCTCTTTCTTTTTGTTTTTCGTACCAAGGACTTGTCCACTTATCCTTACTATCCTTTTTCAACCCTGTTGCTTTCACTGGATGTTCTGACCAGTGCATGGTTATGTTATATATTCTTTCTTTCTTTAGAACAAAGAACCTGTTGTTTTTAAATAATGGAGTTGATAAAGCTATCCTACATGGTGTGGCCTGCATAGCTGAAGTCCAGGCTGATGAGTCTGTGTATTCCCATTTAGAATATTCATCGAACAGAATTGCATTACGCCTGCCACCTGTCCCGAAGTTTGCGTTGTTGGACTCACCTGACACTGTGCCGTTAGTCTCTGGGTTCTGTATCTTCATAAACCCAGAATGTACATCCATGTTAAACCCTTTAGGTAGTAACCACTTGGGTTGTGAGTCTAGTAAATATCTCATCTTTGGCAGTAACATATCCAAGTTACCGAGTGTATCCACATAACTCTCTTTCCTTGAACCTACAAGGAATGTCATATCGTGGAATTGCCAAAGATAAGTAAAGACTAACATCATTGACCAAGAAGCTCCCATGTCTCGAGACTTCTCTATTCTCAAGTCTTCACCCTTTTCAATGTGTTCTATTGTTTTGTCAATTAATCTCTTCTGGAAGTCTGCTCCCTCATGATCTGGGAACATCTCATGCCAATGACAGAATGGGATTGACCTAGGCTTTGGTCTAGGCTCATATAGCCATGCCCAGTTCTGTAACCAGTAATGTACATCTGCCTTGCACATCTGTTTATCTAAATCTTGTTTTTTTAAAACGGCAACTTTCGTCCCCGTTAAAATGTTATTCATCCTTAGTACCCTCCTGTCTATTTCTACATTCTGTATTTCTTCTAATTTTTTTAATTTGTCTTCGTACTCTGGCATAGTTTATATTTAACTGCTTCCCAAAGAGCATCGCAAGGATTTTCGCAAACCTTATAGTTATCTTTTAATTCTACTCTCCATCCATAATCCCATTTTATTAACTGTTTAAAATCATCCTTCAAGAACTCTAACATCTGGCCGATGGAGGGTAGTTCAGCTTTTGATAATCCGCCCCAGCTCGCCCTATAAAATAATAACATCCACTCTTTTTTCTTTTTATTTTCCAATTCATCCCATTGCTCTTTTGTTATAAGTTGTTTCATATTCTCCCCGTTAATTATTAACTGCTAAATACTCTTTTATTATCTCATCTTTTAATTTCTCCCAAAGACTCTTGTCTTGAAACCAATTCTGTATCCTTGGATATTTAGAATTTAAAAACTCTACTACATTATCTCCACCAAATTCTTCAAAGTCTTCTACTAGATAATTATCAACATTCTGGATGGTAATATGATCGCCAAACCATTTGTAGAAATTATTATCTTGGGCTAGGAATTTTTTAAATTGGTCTAGCATACTATTTCTTTAATTGTTTTAATAACTGCCTCTGCCATTTGTCTTATAGTCTTCTCTCTATAACTGCTACTAAAATCTTCAAGGTCAAAAGTTTTAAAATATTCTTCATCTTCTTTCTTGCTCGACAGGGTCATTGTAACTTTATAGTCTGTCATATTTATTCTTTTAATTCTCCAGACTTGGCGAAATCTAATTTTTGTCTTTCTTCTAGAATATTGATGTCGACTTTATTCTCTAGCTTCTCACCCTTCGATGTTACATCTATCTTTTTAACTATTCTTTGCTTTAATGTGTTGGCTTCTTTAACTGCCCCGAGCTTAGTTTTATAGTCCTCATGTTGTGTCATCAAAAACCCAAGTTGCTTGTCTATAAACTCATCATTTAAGGCCGAAGTTTCCAATAATTCATTGATTTTATCGCATATCTTAACACTACGCAACATCCTTGACGATGTTGACATTGCTGTCTTATACCAATTAACTTTAGACTCATCTGGGTTGTATGCCTCTATGTATGATTGCACACCATTCGCAAAAAATTCTTTATCACTTGCATAAAGTTGGCAGAACTTTTCTTGCTTTGGATTTAATTTTAGTGCCATACATAATTTATTCTTTAAACAGACTATTCGCAAATCTCTCAAGTGTATCTTCAGCCTTAGCTAAATATTCTTGCTTATATTCTAAGTCTGTTATTAATTTATATTCTGTCTTCTCAAATTCTAATCTTTTTCTACCAATCTCTAAATCTAATAATTTTAATTTATATTTTTTTGCTCTTATCTCATCCTCCAATTCTGCCAATCTTTCAAACTCATTCTTATATTTTTTTAGTGATAACATTTTGCTTACTCCCCGTGTCCTCAAAATATAACTGTGCTTCGCACATAATTCTATCAGGACGCTCTTTAATTAATAATGGGATGTTGACTACTTTAACTTTAACTCCGTGTATCATCTCCCACTTTATCAACAACTCGTTATATTTCTTCTGGTCTTCTTTTTCTTTTTCAAATTTTTTATCAATCATATAAATTTACTCCTCTCTGCATCTAAAACTTTAAAAGGCAAATCCCTGTCCAGCAATCCTTTTTCTTTTAATAAATTTATTTTACGCTCTCTTGATTTTGGATCATTTGGTTGCATCGCCCATTCTAAATTAATTCTATTCATATCACTCTTAGCCTTAACTGCCTGCCACATCTTCTTTAACTCTACTGTCTGCTTATCTTTTTCATTAGCCGTAAACTCGTGTGCCTTAGCATGAGCTGATCCTATCTTGTGTGCCTCCCTCTCTGCTTTACTAAAATATAAATCTGGGTTGTTGGCCATATAATTTTTAATTTCTATCCTCTCCGGCACTTGCATGCCGGCTACAGGCAAGAGAAATCTATGCATCGGATTATATACTCTTGTCCACGATTTGTGCAATCAAGCACTGGAGAAGATAAAATTATTATCTCTCCACGACCGACCCGTGATGGTCATCACAGTTATTGCCAGTCGCAGAGCGACTATCCTGTAACAATGACAGGTCAGTTGATAGCTGTACCATACTATCGCACACATCTAGTTTAGCTATCCTCATGAGCCGACAGTTGGATAGCGTAAGGATGTAGCATTTTATTAATCTGCTAGGTTCGCATTGTGAAGAGGCGTGGCAGATGTTACTTAAACAAAAAAAACGAACCTAAAAATAGCTTCGATCTGTCTCTTCAATTACAAAATAATTAAACATAGTAACGAGCTTAATTGTTTTATCCACAGTTCAACTCCACTATATCACATTCTTCAATATCGATCAACTCCCCTTATCCCCCCACAAAAAAATCACAACCCAACTTGCTACAAATAATAATTCTAGGAATAGAACTGTTAGACCGGTCATAATAAAGTCCTCTGCTTATTTCTCCCTAACGCACAGTCTAGAATGTGTTTGCCTAGTTCGGGTTTTACACAGTTTCTTAGTAGTAATCTTTTACCTTTAACTTCATATTTAGATAAATCAAATCCATGAAACTCCTCTAATGATTTCAAATTCTCTTCTGGTGTTTTTCTCGTTGATGCTCTCATATTCGCAATATTAAACTCTGTTTTAATTTTCATATTACTAATATAAAAATTACTCCAAAAGAAATGTCTGCCTGATTCATAATGTTGTATCATTGGTTTATAAAAACTTCTGACATTCTCAACTACCCATATACCCTTAAACCAGTGCTTTAAAAATATTATCTCTTGCCATAACTCCATAGCTGGATACCTTACCACCCCTTGAGCATGTAAAAAATTATTACAAACAGAA